CGTACAACTTCACGGTTGATTTCAGCAAGGATTTCTGTGCTGAGGATGTTGGCGAGCTCTTGCTCGGCATCCAAACCATGAATTGCCTTAAGGTCCTGAGCAAGCTCAAGACTGTACTCTGCCTTCAGGGCACGAGACTTAGCAGTGACGCTAACCTTCTCGATTGAGAAACCCATCTCACGGAATGCAGTGTTAGCTGCACTGTCGTCAAGAGCTTCAGCAGTTCCTGTTGACATGCCTTGAGCATCGCCAGTCAACTCATAGGTTCCAGCAGGGGAATCGTTGAGAAGACCAGGGTTGTTGCCTTCAGCGTCGTTAGTAGCGTCAGAAGCGCCAGGATCGTATGAACCAGGACCGCCAGAGAAACCAGCGTTAGGCTCGTTGAAGAATGCTTCGTCGTAACCAGAAGCAGCAGGAGCACGCTCGCTACCGTAGTTGGTACGCATTGCGAAGATCAGTCCAGTAGGACCAGTCATCGGTTGAACGCCAGCAATATCATAGGCGATCAGTTGGGGCATGGAGCGTCTGATCAGGGAGATCAGAACGGGGTCGAAACCTGCAACAGGACCAGTTGCTGTGCTAGCACCAGTGTATCCAGTTGTTTGTAAAGTTTCCGAAAGCATACGAGACTCTTCAGCCTGTGCTTTTTCTTGGTTTTCGAGGAGTTGTGCAACGACGCCACGCTTATGGGAATCTGCAATCTCGGGGAGAGAATCGTGATTCAAGACGGGTGCCCACTTCTCCTGGAGGTGTTGTAAAGACATTTTAGTTTCCAGTTTTAGTAGTTAGGGTTTATAATTATTTGGACCAGCGAGCGAGTGCATCGACGTACTTCGACATCGTGCCGCTAACTGTTGATTCGACAAGGGGTTCCGAACCTTCTTCTGTGGGGTCAGCTGCAGCAGCAACCTCAGCCTTACGGGTGAAGTAGGATTCCTTGATCGTCTCGACTTTATTTCTAAAGTCTTCTTCAGTTTCAAACTCAACACCCTCTGCCAGAGAAGCAAGCTTCTCTTTCTGGGTCTCTGCGAGACCTGTGGCACATTCGTTCACAATTTCCATTTTGACAAACTCGCCAATACGCTTATTCAGAGCGACATTAGCATCGATTTGCTCGTTGAGTTTAGCTTCCATTTCATCAATTTCTCCAACCATGCCATCAAGCATGTTGAATTTTTCCTCGGGCACGCTAAAGTTGTGCTCAAGGAAAAGACCTTTTAGACCGTTGAAGAATGACTCTGCCATCTCAGTCTTAATGCCGTGCTCGATCTGGAGAGAATTCTCCTTCATCCAGGATTCGGCGGCATAAGTAAGATAGTCATCAACCTTCTCGGCCAATTCTGTTTGAACCTTTTCGACTTCTTCAGTCAGCGTGGTTTCAAACGCTTCTTGCAACGCTGTAACCTCAGCATTCACCTTAGAGGTAACTGCTGCTTCAAAGATTGTTGCTGCTTTTACACGGAACTCTTCTGAGAGTTCTTCACCAGCGACAAGAGCGTTAACATCTTCAGTAAAGTCGTACTCGGTTTCAGTGAGGACTTCTTCTTCATCTTCGGTTCCTTCCATTTTAGCGGATGCGTTTGAAGGTTTTGTAGATAAAGACTTAGAACCTTCATACGAAACTGCACCAGCAGCTTTCGCACCAGCATTCTTAGTGCCTTTAGCACCCTCCATGGAATCAGTAGTAACATCAACTACTTTCGCTGCGCCACCGCCAGAAGTATCAATCTTCTCGCCAGGTTTAGCATCTTTAGTAACTACGTTGGAACCTTCGGACACTTGCTCCATGTTATCTAACTCTTTATTGAGTGAGGTCTCAGCCATTTGATTGAACTCCGTTATGCATTAGCGTTGTCTGTATTTATTTATAAATCACAAACTCTTTAAAAACTTAGAAAACGCGGAGATTTTACGCTCCTGTAAGTTGATAAGAGTTGCTTGATCAATTTCAGTTTTGATTTGAGCAATTGCAGCCTCTTTGAGGATGCCATTATCCCAAACCCATTCCTTTCCTTCCATAATTCCATCAACAAATGCATCAGGAGCAGAAGGATCTGCTACAATATCAGCAGCAGTTGCAAGCATAAAGTCGTCTGCAACAACACTACAACCTTCTTTTTTAATTAAAGATCCCATACCTCTAGAAGAAACGCCAAGACTGACACCTTCATCTAAAAGATTTTTAGTAATATTGCCCATAGGGGTATCAAGGATTTTTGCCTTTCCAATGAAGTTGTTTCCATCTTCTTTGAGAGACATAATCTTATGTGATACTCTATCTAAATTGATAGAAGGTCCGTCTGGGTGACCTAATTCTCCAAGAGCACGCCCTTTTTGAATGTAGTTCTCGCTGTATTTAGCAACTTCACGTTGCAAAGTTGACAACATGTACTTACGGTTGTTCCGATTTTCCACTTCTGCCTGCAAGAAAACACCTTCGATAAAGTGATTCCTTTTGCCATCGTTCTCCTCACATAGAAAATCTACTTGAGTGATTTCTTCAGCTATCAGTTTCATTGTCTTCTTCTGGGTTTTCTTCTTGTGGTAACTCGTCAACAGGAGGATCTTCAGGTTTGCGACCATCAACTTCAACTTCTTGAGGTTGCTCTTCAGAATCAGGAAGACTATCTGCAATTTCATCTGCAGCATCCTGTGCTGTATCATCCAAATCAAATCCCATGCTTTTCGCAAAATCTAATTTACGTGCTTGAATTGCCTCATAAGAGGCAGCACCTAAAGCATCATTAATCGAATCGATTGCTGCTGCTTTATCATCAGAAAAGATTTGTTGAACAATATCTTTCGCAATATCACTAGGCATAATAAATGTTCCCACTGTAGTATTATTTAGTCTATTTAAAATTCACCTCTGCGGGCATCAGCAGATTCAACTGCGGACTGTTCATTAGGTGCTACCTCTGCTGCTGGTGCTCCTCCACCTTCATCTCCAGCAGACATAGCAGGATCCATTTCCGCTGCAGGATCAGCAATAATACCAGATTTCATCTCTGATTCAATTTGCTTGTCGATCTCTTTAATCTCTTCTTCAGTTTGCTTGAGAACTTGACGACGCATATAGTCAACAGAGAAATACTTGCCGACATATGGATCCATAGTATTGACTTGGTTCATTCTTTCATTACGAATTTCAATCTCCTTCAGTTCAGTGAAGTAGTTGTCTGCAATGAAGTCAAGTTGAACATGGGTCTTCATGTCATCCCACTCTTCTAGTGTCATGACACCTTTCAGAATAAGTTGAGTTTTCAGAATATCCATAAAAAGTTCAGAGAAACGCTTGCGAAGACGAGCGATAAACTTCTGGAACTTAACTTCATCACGAGTAATTTCAGCAGCACGACCAATGTTGAAAGTCGTTTCTGTTTCTAAACGTGAACCAGGAACGTTGAGTGCTTTGTAGAGTTTCTTCTGGAAATACTTAACGTCTTCCAGTTCTCCAAGGTTCTGACCACCAGGGAGTGTGGAGATTTCTGTACCACGACCACCTTCGCGTCTAGGTAACCAGAAGTCTTCCATCATGGACATAAACTTCTTGTCGTCTTTAATCTCACCAGTGTTTGCATCGTAAACCATCTTGTTACGATAGCGTCCCATAACTTCGCGAAGATATTGTTCCGCTTTGTTCTTGGGAAGATTACCAACATCAATGTAGAAAATTCTACGTTCTGGTGCTCTACTTAAACGATAGATGACCAGAGAATCTTCAATCATTCTCAGTTGGTTGACTGCCTTAATCGCCTTGTGTAGGTGACTAAGTGTCATGTTTTTATTAAGATCTTGAATACCAGAGTGGCAGTATGTGATAGAATCTGAAGTAATCTTCATACCTTGATTACTTGAATTCTTAAGACCTTTGGGGTTGTAAAGAAAATATTCTGCTGATTTCTGTGTCAGTTGAGTGTTAAGATCTACGCCACGTAATTGCTCTGGACGTTTCTGTTCATACTCAACGACCTTACGAATCTTGCGGGGATCGATATAACGAAGTTCTGTAAGACCAGCAGAAGGATTTTCAGGATCAATTATTTTATGATAAAACAGTCTTCCATCAACATACCAGCGACGGAAGATTTCATATGAACGATTTTCAAAATCGAGGAGACGAATAATTTCGTCAAACTCCTCTCTCATAAGTTTTTTGATTTTATCCGACGCCTTTAGATTGGAAAGTTCTAATTCAACGGGTACATTATCAAAGTTTCCACAAATAGTTTCATTGACGATATCATCAACAGCACTATCACATTCTGGTTGCATGACCATCTCTCTATAACGAGAAATGAGTTCATAATCATTACGCATAGATCCGTCAAAATCGACGGAGTATCCATAATATCCGCCACCAACGATTGGTTGCGAACCATCCATGTTATCTTTTTGAACAAAAGAAGGCCCCTTAGGGACCTTCTTTGCTCTTTCAAGTGAAAAACCGAAGAGCTGAGACATTATAATTCTACTAGTATATTGGTCCTGATCTATTTATCAGGTCACTCATTTGCTTGAACAGGAGTCCAGTATTGTGTCTGAAGTTCAACTGTGAACTCTTCGATAGCATCGTTGTTACCGAAGTCCAGATCAATCGCAGCAATATTGCTAGGAAATACGTTGTAGAACTTGTAAGACTTAAGGATCCTAGGTGCATCCCCGTTCTTAACATCTCGCGCTAACTGATGAACAGTCATGTCGGAGAAGTAACCAGTTGCATCATCCTCATCGCCCAGGGTGCCTGCTGCTGTGAAGTTCTCATTGTATGCTTGAATGCTCGATGCCCAGAGTTCAAATGCATTACGCAGAACAAAGTTGCTATCGTTCTGAATAGTGATAGTCCAGGGTTCAAAGGTTCTGTCACCAGCAATCTTCAATACACGTCCTCTAAAAGGAACTTCAATAACACCGATCTGAGAGGAAGGTAGGTTTGCTGCGCGAACAGTAAACTTACCAAGATCAATCAGTGCAGAGTTGTTGACAATTCCTGAGGGGAATGCCAAATCTACTTGGAATAGATTAGGACGTGCAAAGTCTGATACGACATTTGCCTTAAAGTCGTCAATAGTTCCTCTTTTTGCCATTGTTTTTTAGTGTCTCCGTCGCTAATATTTAGTACAAACAATATTTTCAGACAAAAAAAGAGACCCCGTAGGGTCTCTGTGTTATATTAGTTGTTATCAGGCAGCGACTTCAGTGAATGCAACACCAGTTCTGGTTGCTGTGAATGTCAGCGTAATGTAGTTGATTGTGCGGGTAGGCTTGACATAGATTTCTGCATAAAACTCACCACGATCAACAGCCTCGGGAGGATTGTTCTGACTATCACACTTGACGAGGAAGTCAGTAACACCACGACGACCTTGAACTTCACGGAGGTAAGGTTCAACGATATTTACGAACAGCGAACGCTGTGCTTCATCGTTTTGCTCAAACAGTTGTGCCTTAGCAGCACCGCCAATGACACGCTCCAGGGTCAGGAATAGACGACGGACGTTGATGCGATCGAATGCAGAAGCGAAACTTTGTGCAGTCTTGTCACCGAAGAGGACAACACCTTGACCAGGGAAAGAGACGATAGGGTTGATACGAGCACCATACAAGCGGTCGCGTTGTGTCTTATTAGGAGTATATGCAAGTTTAATTGCATTTCTCAAGATACCGCGTTGGAAACCAGCAGGTGAGAACCAAGGTTCTGAAACTTCAGTTGTTTGCAGGCAAAGACCAGCAACATCACCGTTACAAGGAATATAACGATAAACATCATTATGCTTGTCGTAGATGTACTTGTAACCAGAATCAAATGCTACATAGTTGCTGCTAGGCAGTGTATTGAAGAAATTGATCAGATTGTCAGTAATCGTATTGGCATTAGCGATACCAATAATAGTTCCACGGCGAGGAGATACGAACAACATGCAATCACGACGCTCTTCAACGATGTTGACCAGAGAGGTGATCTTAGCAAGTGCATCTGCATCACTAGCACCAGAAGGACCTGCCAGGAAGTAATCAACAGTTTGAGATTCTGGATCAGACAGTAACTGATATGCAGTAATAACGTCGGTATTGACTACAGTGTAGACACCGCCAGAGTTTGCATAGTCAGCACCACTCTCAAGACGATAGTAGAAAGTAGAGTTATTCTTAGAACCAACAGTAGTACGAGCTGCAGGATAGTCAACAGAACCAGCAGCAGAACGGAACAGATTGAACTGACGATCAGCAGTCAGACCCCAGTTACCATCAGCTGCGGTGGCAGTTGCATTGAAAACTTCAGTCTCATGCTCACCCCAGAAAACATACTCGGATCTTTGCTTAATAACTTCAACATAGTAGTTGGTTTCACCAACAGAAGTCTTAGCATCAGATGCCTTAGAAACACTAATGAAACGCTCAAGAAGAGCACCAGTTGTACCAGTGATTTTACCATCAATGTCAACGACAAGGATGTGCATTTCGTCACGATAACCGCCTGCTTCGCTTGACCACTTAGAAGTACCAGGACGACCCGCAACGTTAACCCATTTCACACCAGGCAGATACTCACGCTCATCATACTCATTAGAAATAGTAGTGATTGCAACTGCGGTGCTGTTAGTATCTTCAACACTATCTGCTGCAGCAAATTCGATGCTATCCTTATTGAGAGCAATCAAAAGTTTACGCTTAACACCACTAGTAGCAATATCACAAGTGTTTGTGCCTTGAGTAATCGTTTGTGCATCAGCAATGATACCAGTAACACCACCAGCAGGAAGACCGATTTCCAGTTCCTTATTAGCGGGATCCCATGCAAGAACGTTAACGGTTTCAGCAGAACCAGAAATATCAACAGTGGTAGTACCACCAACTGTGAAATCTCCAACAACGTTAACAACAGTCAGAACGATGGAATACTTGAAGACTTTAGCAGCAGCACCAGATGCAGCAGTAAGTGCTTCATCAGCAACGAACTCATGCTCGTTACCAGAAGCAGGAGCGGGAAGAACAGCAACCTGATCAGCACCAGAATCAGTTACAAAAATACCGATGGAATTACCTTTTGAACCAGGAGTACGTGATGCCCAAGAATACGAGTTGTTCGCATCAATAACGTTGGTTTCATAATCCTGTAGATTTTTAATCAGAGGAGCACTGCCAGTGTCAACAGCATTTTTCAGTGCGGAGGAAGTAACACGAACAGTCTTGAGGACGCCACCATAACTTAGGTACTGAGAAGCAGTATACCAATATTCATAGTTGTAATCGTTGGGTTTACCGAAACGATCTACAAGTTCTCTTTCCGAGGAAATCTCGATAATCTCTTCTACAGGTCCCATTTCAAAAGGTGCTGCAAGAACACCAACGTTCGCAGTAGATAATGTAGTGATAGTCGTCAGGTCTCTTTCCTGAATGACTACACCTGGCGAGGACTGATTGGTTGCCATTGTTTAAGTCTCCTAGATTAATTCAACATCGGTTGTCTAAGATTATTTATATTTTTGAAAACTCACTGGAACTCCCACATATAAGACTTATCCCCATATTCCGCAACCTGCCAAACGTCCCCTTGTGCATCTGCGAAGTATTCATCTTCTAATCCATCCGACATAAATCCAAATGGTGCCATATCTTGTTCGATATTTTCTCTCTGATCATCGTAGATGCGTTGTCTCACATCATTATCATGCATCTGCTTAAAGTATTCTTGCATCGCCATCCAGGCAAAAATTACCAAGCACATTGCTAAGTCATCATTACAACCATCTTCTGCAGCAAACGATTGTCCCTTGACAATAAAGGTAGTGAGTTCTGCGATAGTATCGTAATCTGGAATGAGAAGTTTATCTTCTTCGATCAATGCTTTGAGGTTAGAACATCCAACCTGCTTAACAGCACTAGACATCTTAACACCTAGTTGTGTCTTCTTACCAGAAAATCCTTGACCGAGTTGCTGTCCTGCACGACCGCGCATTGCTACCATCAGAAGATTTTCATACTCTAAATCAAACTGAATAATATCTGCAACCTGTCCGCCAATGTCATTTACCTCACATAAAATATATGCATAGTTATAATTTCTTGCCACATCTATAATAACATTGGGGAAGATGATAGGTTTTATTTCATTATTCCTATATCTAGCAACTAGTTCATATGGCACTGTCGTAGTATCCATAACACAAAACGCCGAGTAATCTTGACTTGTGCCACGAGCAACGTCAACTGTTATGATATAATTATGTTCAGGTTCAGCACGTTTATAAATTGCAAGACCTTTGTTTTGTGCAATAGGTTCGACATACGGCATTGTCCTCAACTTACTTGGAGCAATCAATGTATCAACAGAACCAAGGAACTCGCATTCAAACTCAACCTTGAATTGTGATTCTGAGGTGTTCTTAATCGTCTGCTCTTTCCAAGCAGCATCTCTACCAGGAACAGCGGACCAATGAACTTCTGTTGGTATATATTCATTCTTACTAAGTTCTGCATCATGCCACAACTTATAGAACATGTTCATCCCATGTGGCGTGGAGATGATAATTACCTTTGTGCTTTTACCAGAAGATATAGTAGGATAGACAGATGAAAAGAACTGATCAGCAATGTGATTCGGAACAAACGCGAATTCGTCCAGAAAAATGACATTAAAAGACATGCCCCTGACGGCACTAGAACTAGTAGAGGCAGCCATGATTTTACTGCCGTTCTCCAATTCCAGACTGCCCCTGTTCCATTGGAGGATACCTTGCTGGAGCCATTTGGGGAGGTTTTCATAACTTAGTTGTAATCTCTGCAGCATCTCACGGGAGGTTGCTGCTTTGTTTGCTAGAATAGCGACATTGACATTCGCATTAAAAAGTACATACCAAAGAAGGTATGAAGTAACAATGGTAGACTTACCAGACTGACGAGGCAACTTGGCAATATTAAATCTATTGTCATGAAACTTTCTGGTCATATCGACCTGGAAGTCATACATGTCAAAGGGGATTAATCCCTTATCAAGAGAAACAATTTTAATGTATGTCTGGATAAAATATACAGGATCATCCGCACATTTAAGATACTCCTGTACTTCTTCAGGAGAAAACTCTGTGGCAACGTTTGCCTTCTTTAGATTGGGATTACCAAGATACTGTTCAGTTGTGCTCATTATTCAATCAACGTACCATGCTGTCTACGAATTTCTCGTAGTGCTTCTAAGTTCATATCCTTGGTGCCTCCATCATAGGCATGAGCATAACCTTCAGTGATCATCTGTCCATTCAATGATACTTCTGCGTCTCCAATATATAACCAGCCAAGAAGGCGACCGTACTTACCCATACCGCCAACCAATTCAGTTCTGACAGAGAGTTCATCGTCACCAGCAATTGCTCCTTCTAGTTTTTCTTTCATCCAGTTAGTAGCATCTAGTCCCAGAGCTTTCTCCTCAAGGTTTCTAGTTCTCTTCTCTGGCGTATCAACTCCTGCAACTCTAACTCTTTCTTTCTTGTATAGGTCGAACCCCAAATCAATAGTGACATCAATAGTATCGCCGTCAAGTACACGATTAATCTCAGTTACTCTGAAGTTGTAGCAGGACTTCCTGCTTGGTGGTGTCATTGCTCCCATAGTTGATCTCCTTGGCATCTGCTGCCGTTGCTATTCCAATAATTGTGATTGCCGCTGATAGGACTGCTGCTGCACTCCATACCCATTTCTCAAGTTTACGAACTCTATCACGGAGT